GAACCTGGCGATAAAAAGGATAGACGGTCATTAATTGCCGAACAAATGGGTGAGGCATTAAGCCGTAGGGTTTAACTAAACATTTTTTAAAGGAAATATCATGGCATTCGCTAACTCAGCAATTACCGATATTATCGCTACCACTATTCAAAGTCGTAGCGGTGAATTGGCAGACAACTTGACACAAAACAACGCTATTCTTCAGCGCCTTAACCAAAAAGGTAACGTACGCCCATTTTCTGGCGGTAACGTAATCTTGGAGGAGCTGTTTTATGACGATAGCATAACAAATAATGCTAATAGCTACTCTGGCTATGAAGTATTGAACATTGCTCCAGATAGCCCTATCTCTGCTGCTCAATTCAAAATTGCACAATATGCAGACGCAGTAACAATGTCTGGTCTTGAAATGTTGCAAAACAGCTCTAAAGAAGCAATCATCGACTTGTTGGATGGTCGTATGCAAGTTTCTGAAGCACGCTTGTTGAACCGCATTTCTTCTGACTTGTACGGTGATGGTACTGGTAACGGTGGTAAGAACTTGGATGGTCTAGGCGCTGCTGTTGCAGTTTCTCCTACATCTGGCACTTACGGTGGTATTAACCGTGCTACTTGGACTTTCTGGCAGAATCAAATCACTACTGGTGCTACTTCTTCAAACATTTTGGCTTCTATGACTACTGCTGCTATCAAGCAGATTCGTGGTACAGACAAAGCTGACTTAATTGTTGCTGGTAACACAATGTATCAATACTATGTAGGCGCATTGCAGTCTATTCAGCGTATTGCTGCTGAAGAATCTGGCGCTGCTGGTTTTGCTTCCCTCAAGTTCTACGGCGGTGGTACATCTGCTGATGTGGTATTGGGTGGTGGTTATGGCTCACAAGAAACAGCTACTTACATGTACATGTTGAACACCAACTACATCTTCTTACGCCCACACAAAGAGCGTAATTTTGTACCTATTGGTGGTGAGCGTCAGTCAATTAACCAAGACGCAATCGTGAAGTTGTACGGTTGGGCTGGTAATTTGACAACCTCTAACAGCTTCCTACAAGGCTTGCTGACAACCTAATAAATAGGGGGAAACCCCTGTTTAATTTTGTCTAATTCATTTATTTAAGGAAAATATCATGGCATATACCATTACCCCCCTATCAGGGATTGATTTGAACGACACTCAAACTGTTGCAGAACAGGCATTGAATGGCGGTTTAGTAACATTTGGCCCACTCGGTGCAGAAGTATTTGCTTCCGATGGTAAGCGTTATGTTTGGGCAAAAGCTGGTTCAGCAATTACAGCTTCAACCACAACTTGCGCTATCAATGCTTCAACTTTCGTAGCAACTGGTGCTGCTGGTTCTTACCAGTCCCCTGCTGTAGCAATGGCTTCAGGCGACTACGGTTGGTTTGGCGCAGCTTCTGTTTAATAGGTCATCCCTTTTAAATTGAAAATGTAGTAAAACTGGGACTCTCTCAAAAGGGGAGTCCCTTTTATTTTTTTATAACCCCCTAACCACTTAGGAGCATTAAAAATGGCAATTGAATCAGATATCAGCAATGCAGACTCACGACTAGCAGTCCAATTCTATAAAAAAAGCGTTAAGCAAGACATCGCTTCAGACGAAGCAGGTAGACCGATTTTTAAAGAATTTGATTTTGTAAGAATTATGATTCCTGGCGATAATTTGACAGAAATCGACACTTACGCTCAAGAGTCCCATAAACAGCGTTTTCCACGCCAATGGGCGCATTACCAAAACCAAGTAGCCAACCATCAAGACATTGTTGGCACACCCTTAGACCAATGGCCTCAAATTACTCGTAGCCAAGCTGATGAATTGCGTGGGCTTAAATTCCACACAGTAGAGTCTATTGCAGACTGTTCTGACCAGCAATTACAGAGAATTGGGATGGTTGCAGGTATGTCACCGCATAATTTCCGTTTAAAAGCTAAGGCTTTCTTGAATTTAGCCAATGATTCCGCAGAAGTTGCACAAAGAGAAGCAGAATTGCAAGCACTTCGTGCAGAAAATGATAAAATCAAGGCAGAAACAGATGCGAAGCTATCCAAAATGCAAGAACAAATGGAAGCGCTACTTGCGGCTGTTGCGGAAAAAACCCCAAAAACACGCAAAACCAAAGTAGCCGAGGCTTAATATGTCCCAAACGATGTTGCAACTTGTACAGCAAACAGCAGCCGAGCTGAATTTGGCTGTTCCTTCCTATGTTATTGGAAATACTAACCAGGATGTACAGCAGATTCTTGCTTTAATGAACGGTGCTGGCTATGAATTACTCAAAGAGTACGATTGGCAGGCTTTGCAAGTGCAATATCGTTTCTACACGCAATCTTTAACCGCCAATGCCACAACTGTTAATGGTTCTACTACATTAACTTTTGAGGCTGGCACAGATTTAAGTAATGTTACAAGTCAATGGCAATTGTCAGGCTATAACATTCCTCAAGATACCTATGTTGTCAGCGCAGATAACACTACCAAAGTAGTTGTAATGAGCCAAATGGCTAGTGGTACTGGCACACAGTCAGTAGTTTGCGCTCAGACTGCTTATGACCTTCCTGATGATTTTGAAACCATTACAGACCGCACCCATTGGGACAAGTCTAAACATTGGGAAATGCTTGGGCCAGAAGATGCACAACAATGGCAATGGTTAAAGTCTGGCTATATTTCAACAGGCCCTCGTGTTCGTTGGCGTATTCTTGACAACCAATTCCAAATTTGGCCGATTATGAATACCCAAGAGTATTTAGGCTGGGAATACCGTTCAAAGGGCTGGGCAAGAAGCGCTACTGGCGCTATTAAGAATAGCTTTACTGCTGACACCGACACTACTGTGTTAGATGACCGCATTATGGTGCTTTACACCAAGCTAAAGTATTTCCAAGTTAAATCTTTTGACACTACTGCATTGCAACAAGATTATCAGCGTTATTTGACTGTGGCTAAAGCCAATGACAAAGGCGCACCTAATCTTAGCTTTGCTCCATACCCAAGCAAAGTGCTTATTGGCTACGCTAATATCCCTGATACTGGCTATGGAAGCTAATTATGTTGCTATCACAATCAAAAAAGTTTACCGCCACAACAGCTAGTGTGCCAGCACCTATTGGTGGCTGGAATGCTAGGGACTCTTTGGCTAACATGTCGCCAACAGATGCCGTACAGCTTATTAACTTTTTTCCTACGCCTACCGATGTAAGCCTTAGAAAAGGCTACGCAAAGACTTCTACAGGAATTACAGGCAAAGTTTATAGTTTAATGAATTACGCAAGGCAAAATGGCACTAATAGCTTATTTGCCGCAGCAGAAACAAAAATATGGGATGCCACAAGCGACCCTGCTACAGTAGCTTTTTCTGGAATTACGAATAGTAAACTTCAGTTTGTAAACTTTTCCAATACAGGTGGTGATTATTTAGTAGCTTGTAATGGTCAAGACCCTACAATGGTTTATGACGGTACAAGATGGTTTTTTGTAGCTACAACAACAACTGCCCAAACAATTAGCAGTATTACTAGAGGCGGTACAGGAAATCTTACAGCCACAATGACAACGGCTGCGCCTCATGGGTTAATTACTGGCAATAGAATTACAGTAAGTGGTGCAACTCCTAGTGCCTATAACGGCACTTATGTTATTACAAGAACAGGTGCAAGCACTTTAACTTACACAATGCTTACAGACCCAGGCGCTAGTGCTTCGCCTGTAGGAACTTATACTACAGTTGGAATTACTGGCGTAGACTCCTCCACATTCATTAATGTCAATTTGTTTAAAAACCGCTTATGGTTTACGCAAAAAGACACCATGAAAATATGGTATTTAGATGTTTCTAATATTGGTGGGGCTGCAACAGCTATTGATTTTGGCGGAATTTCTCGCAATGGTGGCTATTTACAAGCTATGGGTACTTGGACACTTGACGCTGGTCAAGGTGCTGATGACTATGCTGTATTTGTAACTAGTATGGGCGAGGTTATTGTTTATAACGGCACAGACCCTTCTAGTGCTGCCACATGGGCTTTAAAAGGCGTATGGCAACTAGGTCAAACCTTTAACCGCAGATGCTTTTTTAAATGGGCTGGTGACCTTTTATTGCTAACTCAAGATGGTTTAACACCTTTAGCTTCAGCGCTACAATCTAGCCGCCTAGACCCTCGTGTAAACCTTACAGACAAAATTTACTATGCTGTAAGCCTAGCTGCTACTTCTTTTTATGGTAATTTTGGCTGGCAAATTAACTATTTTGCTAGTGAAAACATGCTTATTTTATCTATTCCTACTAATAATGGAATGGAACAATATGTAATGCACACGATTACTAAATCATGGGCTAGATTCACAGGGATTGAGGCTTATTGTTGGGAAGTTTCAGGCAACAACGAAATTTACTTTGGTGGAGATGGTTATGTAGCCAATTTTTACCAAGGAAACTCAGACGATGGCTCTAATATTCAAGCTAATGCACAGCAAGCATATAGCTATTTTGATAGCCCAGGTCAATTAAAACGCTACACAATGGTAAGACCAATATTCCAATCTAATAATGGCGTGCCTACTACAGCAGTCAATATTAGTACAGATTTTGAGCCTCAAACAGACTTTGGAACGCTATCATTTAACCCAGCTTCAACAGTAGGAGGCGTCTGGAATACCTCTGTATGGGATGACGCTTTATGGAGCGCTGGTGATATGGTTACAAAAACATGGTATGGCGTAACTGGACTGGGCTTTTCAGCTTCTGTAAATTTGTCTATTGCCTCACAAGGTATTGATTTTAAATGGACTTCTACAGATTATGTAATGGAAAAAGGTGGCGTTCTGTAATGCGTTTTGTTACAACTGAGAACCAATATCAATTAAGAAATTGGCTTTCAAAAGTAGGAAAGTTTGAATATCCGCAAGAAACAGCGTGTATTGGACAAGAAAAAGACGGCAATTTAATAGCCGTTGTTGGATATAACAGTTTTACTCCAAATTCTTGTCAAATTCATGTTGCTTCTACGGATGTGTATTGGCTAAACAAAGACTTGCTTTTTGCAATATTTGATTACCCCTTCAACAAACTTGGAGTTAAGGTTATACTAGCACCAATATACAAGGGCAATTATAAGTCCTTGAATTTGTGCCGAAAACTTGGCTTTGAGCAGGTAGCTGACATACCTTATGGACACCCTGAAGGTGACCTTATTGTAGTCGCAATGAAGCGTAATCAATGCAAATGGTTACAACAAGGAGAAGGTAATGGGCGCAGTAGCTAAAACAGTAGGTGGTTTATTTGGTGGTGGCGGCTCTTCAGCCCCAGCAGCACCAGACTATGTAGGCGCAGCTAATGCTACTGCGGCTAATAATTTAAAAGCGGCACAAGCTGCTACGGCTGCTAATCGTGTAAGCCAATACACTCCTTATGGTTCTTTGCAATATACACAAACAGGCACAGACTCACAAGGCAACCCAATGTGGTCTGCCACACAAACGCCTACTGAAGCATTAGGCGCAGCAGCACAAAATTCTCAAAATAATGTTTTAGGTCAGTATGCCAACCCATTTACAGGTGGAAATTTACCTTCTTATGGCATTAACCCTGGACAAACATATAGCGATGCTATTATGCAACGCTTACAACCACAGCAAGAAATGCAACAAAAGCAATTTGATGCACAAATGGCTAACCAAGGCATTCCAGTAGGTTCTGAAGCCTACCAAAACGCTGCAAGACAATTTCAACAAGGTCAAAACGACCAGCGTACAAGCGCAATTGTTGGTGGTATGAATACTGGTTTACAAGCTAATCAACAACAATATGGTCAAAACTTGACTACATATAATAATGCTTTAGCTAATGCGCTTGGCATTAAAAACTTGGCAACACCTAATTACATTAATCCAGCACAACAATCTACAACTGCTGGTGCTGATATTTTAGGCGCTACAAACGCACAATATACAAACCAATTAAACGCATACAACGCACAACAAGCACAAAACGCCAATATGACAAGCGGTTTATTTGGTTTGGGCGCTGCTGGTTTAATGTCACCAAAAGGTACATTTAGCGGTTTAGGAGGCGGTCTAAGCGGATTATTTGGCGGTGGCGCAGGTTCTTATGGAGCTACAGGCATGAGTCCAGAAATGCTTGCTACTGTAGGTTTAATATAAGGAATAGTCATGGCAGATAATTTATTTGGCGAAGTTCCTTTAGAACTACAGCCGCAAATGCAAGACATTAGTCAGCAACAAAAGCTGTCACAAATGTTATTACAACAAGGTATGCAACAGCCACAGGGTCAAATGATTTCTGGTCGTTATGTTGCGCCTGCTATAACTCAATATTTACAGCCATTATTTAGTGCTTATGCTGGTAGCAAAGGCATGGAAAGTGCTGAACAAAAACAACTTGAATTGGCTAAACAATTGCGTGAAGGAAAGTCTGAAGCATTGGCAACATTCCAAGACTTAATGTCTAAGCCAGAAACTCGTGGTCAAGCTATGCAATATGCTGCTAAGAGTCCTTATTTGCAAGGAATGGCTCAAGAATTAATGAAACCACAAAAACTTGGCGAAGGTGAAAACCTAGTAATGCCTAGCGTTGGCGGTGGTGAACCAGTTAATTTAGCCGCAGGCGCACCTAAATATCATGCTCCAATTACTATTGACACAGGCAATTCAACCATTTTGCTTGACCCCCTGACAAAACAAAAAATTGGTGAATTTGCAAAGGCACATCAACCTGTAGCAGGTCAAGTGTTAGAAACAGAAAATGGCCCTATGTTGGTAAACACTCGAACAGGTCAAGCTACGCCAGTAATGGCT